TGACAGCTAGCAGCCACCCCAAATTTATTAACTACTGCCGGGTGATCCGTAGATTCCCAAGTAGTCGCTGACTCCAAATGAGTACCTTTCTCTAGCTTTGTATCTTGCATTTCCAGTGTCAAAGTCACCGTCCATAGAAGTTTCCAAAGGTGTTCTAGTGAAATGTTTCATTCCATTTGGAACATCAGTTATAACGAACCAAGCGTTGCTATCTGTTAAGTAGTGATTAACAAAATAACCTTCTGGAATTGATCCATTATTTCTGAGTGCGTTTAAGTCATTATCAGCCGTAGCAACTCTGCCTTGCGTCTCTAAGAGGCGTGTAGCAGTAAATTGTAAAGCTGACGGAATTACCAAACGCTTTGGCTTTGCTGCCACCAAAAGTCCACGTTCATCTTTAAACGCAGCAATATCAATTACTGCATTTTCTAATGAAGTTTCGTTAAGGTCAGCCGCAGTAGATGGGCGATTGTCATTCTTCCCACCTGACACCAAGGGGTGTCCGTCACCACCAGTCACACCGTCACCTGAAGCCGTGAACAAGTTCACGCCATCACCTGATTGATATGAGTTAGTGAATCCATTGTTTAATGGATTAACGGCTTTTACCTGCTTGGTGTAAGCCATAGCTCTAGCTAGTGCTTTTGTGTATCTAGCAGAAAGAGAGTCATAGAGGTTATCCTCCATCGCTTCTTCTGTAATACTAAAGCCCATCGCTATTGTTTCGTGATTATAACGAGCAGTATAAGTTTCTTGTGCTGAATCATAAGTGATTGCAGAACCTTCATCTTTTACTGGAGCCGCATCAAATCCACTTAACTTTACTTCTTCTTCGAAAGCTCGATCAGAAGATTCAGTTTCGTAAATAACTGCGGACTCATCATCATAAGCACCGTATTCGTCCCCAAAGAGTGCATTCAATCCCGGAAGTAACTCTTTGAGCATTTGTGCTCTTGAAATAGCCATATCTTATCTCCCTTAAATACCAGTGGTATTGTCGTATTGATGCCCTGCGTTGTATTTGACGATTACATCTGTGTAAGTATCACCAACTGAGCTGAAGGGTCCATCTACAAAGTCTATGACTCGTAGAGGGAGTGTAGCAGTCGTAGCTGCGGCTGTGGAGCCGTCAACTGCGTTTTTACTACGCCCAATGCTCGTTGAACCTGAAGTTTGAACTACGCCAACGTTGTTACCAAGATTGGTTTGAGCTAATGAAGCATCGCTTTGCATTTTTAACAATACACTAGGATCGTCAAGAACGTAAGCAACCGCATCAGAAGCAGCTATACTAGCTTTCCAATATTGGTTATAAGTAGGCTGGTTAGAATTAGGATCAGTGTAGAAACATCCCATGAATACACCAACGGGTGTCATGGTAGATGTTCCTGCATCTTTCTCTATCGTACCAGCAGCTACTATTTTAACAAAGTCACCGTAGAAAATATTAACGGCATAGGCACTGGCAATCTTTATGTGTCTTACTTTTCCTGTAAAGGAACCGCTTGAACTTAAAGTACCAACTGGCTCTGCACCGTTAGGAGTAGCTGTAGTAGCCATATTTTTCTCCGATTAGGGTCAATGTTATAAATTAAGCTGTCCTTAATAAATTAAGAACCGCCACCAAATTTAATCTTCGTATCCCTTTCTGGTTTGAGCAGAGGCATACGAGGATCATTTTCTCGTAGATAATTTCTATCGACTCCTTCCATCTGATTAGCCGCTTGTTGGCGGTAATACGCATCCCTTTTCTTCATTTGCTCTTCAGGGGCTTTACATAAAAGTAAGCCACCTATTTCGATATTGCCTTTTTTGGCAAACTCTGAACCGTAGTCAGATGGAATTTTTAGTTCTGGATGATCTTCTGCCATTACGGGTTCCCAGCCTTCACGAAAACGTCCTGAGACATTTAAGTTATCTGATTCACCGTTTATGGAAGTTCTTATCCATCTAAAAACCCAGCCGTCTTGCGGAATAGGGTCGGGTAATAAAGATTGGGGAAGATAGTCGTCTGATGGACGGGTATCTTCTTTTCTTTCATCTACATTTCTGGGTGCACGTTCATCAACTACAGTTTCTTCTGTGTTGTTATCATTTATTTCAGACATTACATTTTCTCCTTAATGAGTTCTTTAGCATATCTTTCTGGACTAAGCCCAAGACGCTTTGCGAGGGCGACTTGAGTTGCTGTCAACTGCACTTTGCGGGGTCTGCTACCGTTGTTACGGGTAGCGGGTGCGACCACCGATTGGGTATTTCTAGGTGTCGCAGTCTCAACTTCAACATTTTCAGTGTCTCCGTCTTCTGAGCTAGTAGTTTCCACCTCGAAATAATCTGGGAAGCGTTTACGCATTCGCTTATTCACTTCCTCATAATACTGGTCTGACGTAGGCGACACACCTTCTTTACTAACTAAAGTTTCGTGTATGCCGTAAGCCAAAGCCGTCATTTCCTTTTGGTCTTCCGAACCGAACCAAGGATTATCTTTTAACCAAGACACTGCCTTTGGATCAACTGGAGGATTCTGCATTCCATAAGCCTGTTGTGGCTGTGGTTGCTGTTGGTTTATTTGCGGAGCAAATTTTTGTTGTGCTTCCAATCTATTAAAATGATCATTAGCTACTTTTAATTCACCCTGTGCCGATAACATCTTTTCAGTGGCATCGGTCAAACGCTCTGAATCACCAGACTCATAAGCTTCCTTATGTAAGTTCTTGGCTTTATCAAGCTCGGCTTCCGCCTTTGCTTTTACCTGTGACATTAAAGCACCTTCTCCACGTTGGACCAACGCTTTCAATCTCTGGTTTTCTTCCTGTTGTTTACGGGAAAAATTCACCGATTCGTCACGCAAGCGTTCAGCCGCTTCCTTGGCTCTGCGTTCTTCATGGAATTCGTACTTTAATTTATTAATGCGTTTTTTAACTTTATCGTCAACGTCATCAATTTCTCCCTCTACTTCTGCTTGATCAGATTTTTTCTGTTCTTGAGAACGAGGTTTTTTACGATCTTCTTCAGGTCGGTCATCAATGACCTCTATATCTAAGTCAGACGGTTCTTCTGTTTGAGGCTTCTTTATCTCTACTGGACTACGGATGCCTAAAAACTTTTCTTCCTTAGAAATAGGTTCTTCAACAACTTCTTCTATTTCTTCTGGTTCCTGATTTACCATTTCTTCTTGTGTACTCATGCCTTAACTATCCCCCTTGGGTCTTGAACAACAGCTTCTACACTGTCGTCATTGATTAAACGAAATTCTTTACCGTGCACTAAAAATCGAGTGCCTGTATATGAACGCATTAATATCCAGTCTCCTTCTTTGCAGTAAGGTCCATTAGGAAAACGCCTTTCATCGTTGTAAGCGTCTGGTCCTAACTTTATTACAAATCCGCATATTGAACCTACGGATTCCCTTTCTACAAGTGAAGCAGCTTTGATAATTCCCCCTTCCGTTTTTTCATCGGCTTCGGGTAATGCTATCAAAATTCGATAACCAGAGGGTTCTGGCAACTGTTTTGCTATGGGAACAGCTACCTCTTCAGGAGGCTGTTCTTCTATTTTTTCTACGGTTTTCATAGTTCACCTTGTTTGCACTGGATAGGGTCCAGAGTCCCTGCGTCATTATGACGTTATTGATCTGCTATTTCCAATAGGTCTAACAAATCCCGCTCTATTAAAGCTAAACCAGCAATAACTCCCGTTAAATACCGATATTCGCCAAAATCCTTACATCCACCACCACTGATTGCGTCAGAATGATCATTCATTCTTTCTCTTATTTTTCCTCTCAGTGCGTCTGGAAAATTCTCTCTGCTCATTTCTGCCATTATTATTTACCTTTTTTCTTGCTATCTATATCCAATAAGGTTTCTGCTACATCTTTACCAATTTTAGCTCCCGCTATCTTCTCTTGTGAAGTAATGGCTTCTTTGTCGGTAATCAGTTCTGCTCCTATCTTGGCTCCTGCTATTTTTTCTTGCGATTCAATCTTCTTGATATCAGTCGCTATCTTCTCAGCATCCGCTTTCATCTTGCGTTGTACGTCTTGTTCCCTAATATCCAGCTCACGTTCACGCTGTTGAATTACAGGGTCTTCCATCTTCTCTTGAATTTCTTGTTGTCGCTGTTCGGCTAGGTCTTTATTTAGTACCCGTTGTGCTGCTTCCGCTACCAGTTTGGACAGACGTACTTCTATATCCTCTGGAAGCGGTTCTTCTGGAGGCGGTAAAGGCACACCTAGTTGTTTCTCTATTTCCTTACGATACTGGAAGCCTATATGTTCAGTAACGTGCTCAGCGAATGCTCCCATTATTGCATTAGCATTAGGACTCTGACCAATCAATTCTTTTATCTTGGGATCATCAGACATCGCCATATGCGTTTGAATATGGGCTTCGTGATCTTGATACATGAACGCCTTCACTGGCGTTTCATTCAATATGTTCATATTTTCAGAAACTGGATTAAGCGGTTCGATATCATCTTCTAAAGGCACGATTGAATCTGGATCACGGATACCTAACACTTCCAGCATCTGACGGTGCAATTCCGCCATGTTATACATTTGCGGTGCTTGCTGTGCTAACTGTAAGGCAGCTTGATACTGCATGATTCTCTGTGCCGTAGTTGAAGCATTCGGATCAGCTACAGGGATCACATCTACCTTGTCATCGAAATCTTCGGGCAATAATTCCTGTCCTTCAGTCGCATAAGGATATTCAGTGGGTCCAAAGTCTCTCACAATACCTGTCAATATTTTTAGTTCCTGTTTCATCGAAGCAAAGATTCTGGCTTGTACTGCACCCATGACCTTCATGGATCGTTCCAGAATAGCTAAAGTCGTTCCTACGGGAGCCTGATTATTCATATCGGCTACCTTCATATCAGCCACTGACGCAAATCTTCTACCTTCTTCCACCAGATTATCCAGTAATTGATAGAGTACATTAGACGGTTCTTTGTAGGGGAGGAAGGTTATATTGTCTCTGATTGCACCTCCGGGAACATCCACATCCCGAAACTCTCCGGGCATAATCGGTGTATCGTCTCCTTTTATTCTTAACCCTCTGGCTTTTAAACCTCCGGGTAGGTTGGAGAGCGTACCAGCATCCACTAATTGTCGTAACAAACTGGTAGCTGACTTCGCTATACCACCAATTAAATGAATAAGCCCGAAGCCATAAAATCCTAGTCCGGGGAGATATTGGTAGTGAACGAAATGCTGTCGAGGCATCTTTTGTTCATCATCTTCATACCAGTTTCGTCTTATAGATAAGATGGTTCTGGATGCCAACTCTATTGTTACGATATAGGGGAGAGCTATGCCCGTAGGCTCTCCGTCCTTCATATCAGGAAAGTCTTCTAAATCTAAATTTACCATCATCTCCAACAGCGTATGGCGTTGGTCATAATCGTAATTGGCGTTATCGCCTGTTAATTGATTGTATTTTTCTTGTATATCGTCTACTACGTCTGAGGGCGTAGATAATTTTACATCCCTATAAAACCCATTGACTTGTAATTTTCTGACTTCATTACCAGTCTTCTTCATTACATGAGTAGCTCGTTCACAAGTGGAGAGATCAGAAGCACCATAACTCACCACAAAATCTTCAGCAGGTACAAACATGGAACAGGGTCTGCCCATGTTGTGATCAAAATAAACTTTACGAAAAGCTGAACCCGCTAGAGGTAAATTGAATAGAAGCTTTTCCGTCTCTATACGATATTCCGTCATCTTATCGGTTAAAAGATAGTTTAAATAAGCTTTAACCCGATTAGCTTGTTCTTCCTTTTCCGCATCTATGGTTCCTATTATTTGTGTGCGTACAGGACCCTTGGGCGGAAATACCTCCGTGATTGCTTGTGCCTGAAAGCGTACTACTGCTTCAGTTAATAGTGGGTGAAACACACCACAAGCTCCATCCCAAGGATCAGTTCGATTTTCTATTTTTAAACCCAGTTGGTCTAAGCCTTTAATATAAGTATCTTCCCAGTCTTTTCGAGACTCCTTGTCTCCCATGTAATAACCGACCAATTCAGACCCCAACGACTGCAAGGTTGCATCGTCCATGTGTTCCGCAAGGTTGTCATTAAACTGATCACCTAAGTCTTCTGACGAAGGATCAAAGTCAATAATCATACCTCCGTCTTCTGTAGTTATAGCTACCTCATCTGGATTAGATACAAGTATCTCCAGAGGGGAGCCTTCAACAGTTGCTTCTGGTGTCTGTAGCGGTTTATCAGCCATCTATTTCCTTTTCTTTTTCTTTTTCTTGTGAAGCCCGCTCTTACTGGGTGCCTTTCCGCTTTCCCATGCCTCGTTTACATCGGGTGTGGATTTGTCGTCTCCACGATACTGACCTTTCTTGGTTCTAGCACGTTTTGGTTTTTCTTCCTTTTCCCAAACCGTATCCTTACGCCAAGACTCTTCTGGTGTGTCTTTTTTTTCTGGGGGCGGAGATTCTACTGCCCACTTAAAAAAAGATTTAAGTTTTTTCCACATAACTGCTCCTTATTAGTTAAAGTTTATTTTTTAGTTTTTATTCTTCCACCACCAAACTTTCTCACAACCTGATCCTGATATGATTCTACTGAGCCACCACCCTTTACCCATTGAGTTGCAGGTACTGGGACTGGTGCTGGTTGTTGTTCAGGAAGCTCTCCTCGTCTTCCTGCCCTTCTTCTTGCTCTTTTGTTCTGTCGGTTAAGTCTGTTTTGAAGTGCCATAATTGTCTCCTAGTTAATAATACTCTGCTCGTCTAATCGGTAGCTCTTCCTCTTCTTCATCTGAGTAGAGGGGAATGAAACCACCTTGTCGAAAGCGTAACAACGCTTGCGTTGAAGAGTCCACCAAGTCATCGTGATCCCCGCTAGGGAAGGCAGCGAATTCCTCAATAACCTCTTCGGAAAATCTTCTCTCTGGTGCCCACACCACACCCGAAGCAAACAGATCAGCTACGGCATTGACCCTCGCTATCTTATCGTTACCACGACTGGGTGTGTACTCGGACACGG